TATTGAATTGAAGGCTAAAATGCCAGATGATGAATTTAAAGAAAAATATGAAGGAACACATTTTGATGAGGCTTCCGTAGGACTAATAGTAAATGAAGATATGGATATTTACGGCTTGGAATCAGATGGAACTCGGCGTTTATTAGCTAAGTTCCGTAAAGCGGTTCTTCCACCGACCATAGTTCAGATTGGTTGGGACTCTTTTCGCTCTCTAGCAATGCCGGGTCGTAATCGCGGGGCAGCTGCTGGTCCTATTAACTTTAATTCGCCTTACTGGAAAAAACGCGACCCCATCAAAATAGAGGATAAGAAGGGGTCTAAATGGGCTGTTCGCTATTATGTCAAAAATAAGACAGATAGTAGCAAAAAGAAAGTTAGCAAAATGCGTGTAAATAACTTGGTAGCCAGTGGCGTGCTCGGATTCTATGAGGAAACACCTTTCATGAAGGCGGCCTGTCGCATGACGGTCTATACACGCCGTTACCTTCATCTTTTCTTACACGGTCTTCCTTTCATACAGGCGATTGATAGCCAGTTCAAGAAACTTGTTCCTAAAGAGCACACTCGTCAACTTGCTGCTGTAAGTGCGAAAAAGAATTATCAAATTCCTGGCACAGCGTTTAGCACTCTTACAGTCAATTTAAATTTCCGAACTGCGCTTCATAAAGACGATGGTGACTTCAAAGGGGGTTTTGGTAACTTGTCTGTCATTGAGTGGGGTAAGTATCACGGTGGCTACACATTGTTCCCCCGCTTTGGTGTAGGCTTTGATGTTCGTACAGGAGACTTTATTGCCATGGATGTTCACGAATGGCATTGTAATACTCCAATGTATGAGACGCCTGAGGATAAAGTATACAATATGTCCCTTCCCGATATCAGATCACGTGATCCGACAACAGGGCTTATTGGTTCCGAACAGCGGTTCCAACGTCTGACATTTGTTTGCTATTTCCGTGACCGTCTTCAGGTTTGCGATGAGGGAGAAACAGCCGAGTATTATGCTAGAAGCGGTTTTGATGAAGAAGCAGAAATAGCAAAGGCAAAATCAAAGCCCACTAAATCATTATTGCTACCTCAGTATAATGAAATGGAAGATGTTCAACGAACGGCTGCCACATTTGCCAAGACTTTCCGACAGAGAATACCTGAAGGTGGAACGCGCAAATTACAGAATTTCATGTCCGGGAAACAGACCCGCAAACAGAAGAGAAATCCTATGGAAGTATAGGAATGTTGTTGGAAGTCGGATTCATACTATTTATTGTGTCCGTATATGTCTACTTTTTACACCAGGATACTATTAATGGCTTGGTGCAAAATGTGTATAAGTTAGCAGCGGCGGGTCTTACTGTGGCATTCGTCGGAACAGGTGCCTATTATTTATATAAAAATCCAGAGCAGGTCCCCGAATTAATGAATAAGTTTCTAAAGAAATCTAATAAGTAGGAATAAGTAGGGAAGATATGAATCGCACCGCGCTAAATCGTGTTGGAAGTTTTTTTAAAGAAGGAACTGGTCAAGGTGGCCTCATATCACGTTTGCCAACACTATCATTGGATGGGCCTGGCTTGGGACTTCCCAATCCAAGTGAACCCCAAAGTCAAGTGTTAACAATCTTTGCCATAATCTTTTTTGCCATCGTTGGGATAACGGTATTAATATTCCTCTATGGTTCAATTTACCAGCAGGATAGTCCGCTTAATGGAGTCTTAGGTCTAAGTGGATATCCTAAATCACAAATCTATTGGACTAACTACACTATCCCAGTGAACGGAGACCCGCCTTCTTCACTTATTGTACCAATAAAAGACAATATTGCTACAAGACCAGCAATCTATAGTGTAATGTTTGACCTTTTCGTGGAAAGTTCAAGCGGACCTAAAATGGGGTCATATCGCCACATTTTACATAGAGGAAGCGATGATTATAACCAAGATGTCGGATCATCTGTTACACAAGGAATCACAGGAAATACGTCTAGCCCGGAAACCTGGTCTGCGTCCACCTCTTCTTCAAAATCCCAAGGTGGCGGAACACCTTTACCGATTTTCATGAATCCCGGCGTTTTTCTCCATCCTTTCCGCAATGATCTTGTTTTCTTTTTCCAGTCTGAAGCGGCCCAGCAGAGTGTAGTTGGATATGATGTTCTCTATTTAGAAAGTCTTGCTATCGATGATATTCCTCTGAAAGAATGGCTTCGTATTACAGTTGTGCTAAATGGTTCTGTTGTGGATGTGTATATGAATGGTCTTCTACAGAAGTCAATAATCTTACAAGGAAAGCCTCGTACTGTTCCCATGTCATGGTATGGACGTAGTGGCCCGACTCCAGCATTTGGTGTTGTACAAAATATGAAGGTTTGGAATGGAGCATTGAATCCTAAACAGGTTCAAGACTCAGCGTCTGGAGGAATGCCAGCACCTGTTAAATTAGCAAAGAATAGTGAAAATTGCGATGCCTGATAAACGCCGTATATAACAGGATGGAGGCATTGACACCACAACAAATTGTAGGCATCGTTATTGGCGTCGCAGGACTTCTAGCAATAATAATGATAGCTATAATTCAATACACAGCCTATAAAGTAAAGGGAAATCCTGGACCTTGGAACTTTAATCCAGCTGAGAATCCATATGTGCTTCAATCTACTGATTTAAGCGATATCTCAAAAAAAGCGTTTACTCTTTCCAATTATCTCTATATTGAGGGAACAACTGAACAACGAACAGCACCACATGACATCTGGAGATGGGGTAAAACAGACCCTATTATGAACTCGTATGCTTGTATTGTTGCGTCCTACATTCCAGCGGAGGAGAAGCTTCGTTTTGTATTTGCGAATGCGTCAACTGGTGACATGAACCGCGAGACATTTCTTACAATTCCTGGTATTAGTCCTCTAAAATGGTATCATTGCGCTATTACAATTGAAGGCCGTTCAGTTGATATTTATATCAACGGAAAACACGTGAAGAGTGCGCAACTTCCCAATGTTCTCAAACAGTCATCAGATGGTATCAATCTGGTGGGCAAATCGGGTATCCTGGGCACAATGGCTCTATGGGATATCACTGAAAGTCGGTTGAGTGAAACACAAGTAAATAATCGGTACAAAAATTCCTCTGACACCCTCGGAAAGCCCTTGATACCGATTGACTATTCATTCAACTTGGCAAATTTTACACCCAAACTGTGCCCTGGCATGCCCTGGTGTGAAGAAGTTACAAGCAAATGTAAAACATATGTAAAATATCAATACGCCTAAGCAATCTTTTTGCTTGTCTATTCATAGAGAATGAACAACGCCAGAGCAGCCCTTTCAGGTGGAGGTGGAGGCATATTTGCGAATGTAATTTATGTCTTAGTCTCATTTTTAGTCGTTTATATGGCATACCGTCTTGTCTATCCCCAACAGGACCCTCGTGAGGCATTGGTTACTGAATTCACTGATGGCACCACAAGTGCGTCCGCAGTGACAGATGTAAACAATAATAAACTGCCTAACTTGTTCACGGGCGGTGAATGTACGCTTTCGTTCTGGATGTATGTCAGCGACTGGGAAGTGCGTTCTGGGCAGATGAAGCACGTTGTCACTGTCAAGGGACAGGGTTCTCAGAATAATTCAATTGTTATTGGCATGTACCCGATGGAGAATAAGCTGATGATCCGTCTACAAACGGCTAACACAAATGCTCCTAGTACCACGGGGGCCAATGTCTCACCGACACTCCAGATGTCTGGTTCAAAGTACACCGAGCTTGCAGCGTACACCAGCCTCTTCACGAACGGAACAGGCCTCAAGGACTTCATGAACACTGTTAACTACCCCGTCTGCGATTTACCTGAGTTTGACTTACAGCGCTGGGTTTGTGTGACGCTTGTGGTCAATGGCCGTGTCTGCGACGTCTACTTGGACGGTAAGTTGAGCCGTAGCTGTATGTTGGACAACATCATCCAGTTCCCCAAGACAACGACATCTGCTGGTGGAATACAGGTAGATACATGCCAGTTTGGTGGCTTCGGTGGAGCACTAAGCCGTGTTCAGCTCTTCAGTTACGCCATTACCCCTGACCGCGCCTACACAATGTACCAGGCTGGCCCGACGCTGAAGAGCAACACGCTAGTGGATAAACTCCTGGCTTTGTTCGGAATCAATTTGACCTACAGCGCCTACAAGGTGACCCCGCCTGCTGGCAAGTGCGATAATGGCTCCACCACAGTCAGTGTGCCGAATCCGATTGCCACTGGCCTAACAAATCTCGGAATGACAACGGGTGGAACAACGGGCAACCTGATCAACACGGCAACAAACCGTGTAATGACTGGATCAGGTTAAATCAAAATAATTTAAAGTACACATTTTTTCGCAGTAGAACTGCTTAAAAATAGATACATACGATAGAGAATGGATTATGTGCCAACAATAACTGGTGTTAATACATCAAGTCAGCTAGTACAAAGTGTTGTACTCTGCTTATTTATATACGTTTTGCTATCCATCCTTAACAATGTCGGCATTCTGTACAATACGTTTCTAGAAATGAACACGTCTCTTCAGCCTGACACCTCTTCGGCTACGGATACATACGGACAGGACCCGAACTTGGACTCATCTAAGACCTGCTTCTTGAGTCGTAACGAGCCCAACGGCACAGAGTTCACGTATAGCGTTTTCTTATTTATTAATAATAACAACTTTACAAAGGATGCCAATACACTCAAGCATGTATTTCACAAGGGCTCCCCGCCTCCTGACCCCTATCCTTTAGTCGCCCCTGGTGTTTTCACATTGGCTGATAAGAACACCCTGCGTGTTTACATGAATTCGGCCGACAAGTGGGATAACTTTGTTGATATCCCGAACATGCCAGTTGAGAAGTGGTTCCATCTTGTTATTTCTTGTAAGGGTCGCGCCGTTGATGTGTTTATCAACGGTAACGTCATCCAGCGCATGAGCCTCAGCTCCGTGCCCAAACTCAACTTCGGTGACGTATACGCATTCCAGGCCTGCCAAAGTGAAGATACCCGCATGAATGTATCTCCTGAGCAACGCTATAATGTAAGTGGCTCTGCTAGTGGGTCATTGAGCCGTCTCAACTACTATGCGTATGCTTTGTCCTATGCTGAGATTGATTCTCTATACAGACAGGGACCTTCTTCCAAGATTGTCAGTGCCAGCAACCAAATCCCGCCTTACATGACGGACTCATGGTGGGTACAGACCTACAAGGATGTGTAAACGTGCCAGCCTGCCCTTAAATTCACAAACCTTCGTAAATTGCTAAATTTACAAACCCTGAATCTCAAAGATTCATAGTTTAAGAATTCCTATATAATCCATACAGATAAAACAGGAGATGCCCGGTGGCTTAATAGCATTAGTTTCATTTGGCAAACAAAACATTGTAATTAATGGAAATCCACAAATTACCTACTTCTATAAAACATTCAAGCGCCATTCCCACTTCAGCGAAGAAAACATAAGTATTCCACTGGATGGTCCACAAGAACTAACCCTAGACATGCCCATTCGCGTTCGTGCTAAAGTCCAGCGCTTTGCTGACCTTGTACGTAATATTTCACTTCGTGTGCGCATTCCTGAGATTTACAGCAAACTCTATGCTAGTCGCAAACCGCATGAATTCCAGTGGATTCATCAACTGGGCGCACAAATGATTCAGACTGTCGCTATCTATGTAGGCGGTTCCAAAATCCAAGAATTCACCGGCGAATGGTTGGCTCTTCGCGCTCAATTGGACTATAATACAGACCATTATCATAAGTGGCAGACCTTGGTTGGCGATACACCTGAAATAAATAATCCCGCAAAAGGCAAATATGCTGGAAAGCCGTATACAGGAACAGCCTATTCCACTATTACAGCAGGGGACACCTATCCGAATGTTGCTCAAGCCTACACATCTGGACGTACTCTTGTAAGCCCTCAAGCAAATAATCCCAGTATTCCCGGTCGGTATCTTCTAATTCCTCTTCCGTTCTGGTTCTCTGAAGGATTAGGTAATGCGCTTCCTTTAATCGCCTTAGAATATCATGAAGTTGAAATTCAGATTACTTTTCAGCCTCTTCGTAACTTATACACAGTCTCTGATTTGTCTGGCTATCCTGTTCGCTACGGCTATCAAAATGCGGGCTTTCCTGCCACACAGAATGCCGAACTCTTTAATGCGACTTATGTTGGTTCAACTGACGCTCTAGCAAGTCCGCAAAACTTCTATGTTGACTACGGCGTCACCACACCGCAGACGGAATATTTTAATCTACAACCAAGTCTACAGGTGGACTATGTATATCTAGCAGATGAAGAACGAAAATTCATGTCCGCTCAACCACTTCAGTATATCACAACACAGGTTCAAGAATTTGACTTCCAAGGTGTTACGAGCAGAGCTAAGTTTGATTTGGATGCGCACAATATGGTGCGACGAATGATTTGGTTTGCGCGACGCAGTGACGCAATCACATTTCGCAATGATTATTTGAATTGTACGAATTGGAAGTATGCCGACCAACCGCCAATTGTATACGCATATGATTCATTGGGCGTAGCAAATACGGGTACTTCGGGAACACTTCTTCCGGGAACGCAACGGGAAATTCTACAATCTGCTCGAATCCTGTGTATGGGAAATGAGATTTTTGAAGAAAAATCGGCGGATTATTTCAGTCTCCAGCAACCGTATGATAATTTACTTGGAGCTATTACGGGTGTACAAGGTAAGGATTCCATAGGGCCCTTGTATGTGTATAGTTTTGCTACAAAGGGCTCGGACTTGTTACAGCCTTCCGGCTCTTTGAATGTGTCAGTCATTAATAACTTTCAATTAGAAGTCAATCCCTATCCTCTTCCGCCTTTCCCCCAGTATGATTACGATTTTACAATCTATGTAGAAAGCGTAAACTTTATTGTTATTACTTCGGGCATGGGTTCACTCATGTTTGCCATCTAAGTTATTTGTTAAAAGTAGGGTATGTCGCATACGAATAAATTTACGAGGAATGCTCGTCTACGACGATTTGCTCCTGGTTCTGCGCCTGCTGAGAATTCTGCTCCTCCTGTTTTTTATGGTCCGCCGTATGCGTTTAGAAACTATTTAGGAGGGGAAGGTTGGGTCGCACCAGGTCCTCCTCCCCCAGCTCCCCCAGCTCCCCCAGCTCCTCCACCTCCTCCCGCTCCTATTGCAGCACAGCCTCCTGCTCCTCCTGCTGGCAGATGTTCGGGATATGCCTGTGGTCTAGGACAAGAACCCGGTGGCGGATTATTACAAGAAATGGGTCATGTTCAATTTGCTCCCGGCAGAGAAAACAGAAATAGAGGATTTGAGGCGCATCGCCCTATTGTCTTTGAATCTAAAAAACCATCCAAATATCCACATGCTTTAAGGGCTTCTTTTCAAACTCAAAATAATAATAAAAATTTATTATTAGAACAACAAACAAGAGCATTGGATTTTGATAAAACTGAGTATCGTGCTAAAATGATAGCATTAATGGCAGCATCAGATGCTAAAGCTCAAGGTAAATCACATGAAGAGCAAACACTTGTGTATTTGGCTACCCTTAGCGCCGCGTTACAGGAATCTGGGATGAATCAAGAAACACGTCAAGTTGTGCTGGAATTTGCTAGAAAAGAACGGAATATGCTGGATCCACAAAAAAGAGCGGTTATGGTAAAAAGAAGAAAGAATTATAAGAACAAATATACGAAGAAGAAGAATAACAATAATGGATACAGTGGAAATAAGAATAGAACTCGGAAACACTAAACACTTGGCATCTTATATCCCTTCAACGCTTCCAAACCAAATTTCCGTTCACCTTCGGGCCGAGTATCCCGTAGCCGGAGTTCCAAGAACCCCGACTTCTTGGTAGCATTTAACTTTGTCAAATCCGGAAATGCCCGATGTAAGGCTTCTGCCGATTTCGTGACCCGGTTCTTAGTCCGTTCTTCCTGCATGCCTCCTGCTTCCTTATAATATGCCGTCTTCGGTGCTACATCCCTAAAGCGCAACACACCACCATCCGCCAAATACATTATCAAAGAGCGCAAGTAATCTTCCTTGTCATCAATCGTTACTTTCAGCACATCAATGCCAGGATTGGTAATTCCCCAGAAAGCTCCGATAATATACTTCAAGTCAGTGCTCGGCTCTCCATCACGCATGAAAAAGCCGTTAGGGACTGGATAGACACCCCAGAGCCGGAAACCCGTTCGTTCAGATTCAGCAAAGGCCCGCCGAATAAACTTGTCCAAGTTACGCAAGGGAACTTCATGCCGTCTAGCATTAGGCGAAAACTCCAAGAATCCCTTGATATCATCATCAATATTGACAATCCGCTGGCCGACAGGATAATGCGCCGTAATAAAATTTCGGACCGCCGCCATTCCTGGGATAGCAACAATTAGTTGGTCATACGTTCCGGCCTCTAATGTGGCAGCGTAGCGTTCCTTTTCCTCTGGCGTGGCTACGAACACATGAATCCGATTTGCTGGAATGCCGTGTTCTTTCAGAGTAGCCAGTGTCTTGTCACGCAGTGTTTCTGCTCGTTTATATGAGGGAATCGCAACAATATAGTCATCTGTGCTTCTCTTCTTCCGCAAAGTCTTTCGTATTAGATTCCTACTATTTCGTGTTTTCCGCCCAAGCATTCTCTATTTAGAATATAGGATTTATGGGAGACGAATTTCCAAAGACAATTAATACCGATAAGGAATTTTTTGACGCATTAGGAGTTACACGTGAACCTGGTGATGATCTTGAGAAACTTTCAGAAAAAATATTTTCAAAGATAAGTAATTCATATAAAACAAAAGCGAAACCATATGAAAAAAATGGTAATTATTTTATGATGATGATGTTTGATTTCTTTGGAAAAGTCTATTTGCAAATACCTAATAATAAAGATATAACAGATGAAATTATTAAAAAATCAGTCGTTGATTTTTATAAACAACAGAATTTGATTGCTCTAAAAAGTCCTTTCTGGAGCGAAGCAATGTATCCAGAACACGTAAATGCGTTACGTACTTTATTTAGATTACCAACTGCTGGAGGTTTTGCATTCTCAAACTTTGAATCAACTTCCGATAGTCAAGAAGATCTTTCCACCTTTGAGCCTCAGCGTTTTGGCAATAAACTTGGTAAATATATTGGAATATCATTTGGTCTCAGTCTGTTAATTTGTCTAATGATCTTTACACCCAGTCTTGTCATGAATCATTTTATTTATAAACCCCTTTTTATGCGTCTGGTTCTTGGATTCTATTCCACTTTTCTTTTCATTTTTCTCCTTCCGTATTATATTTTTCTTGGTATCGCTGACCCTACAAAGTCACCGCGAAAACATGCGCTTTTTCCCATAAGACCCTATTTTGTTGTAGATGGTCAACTCGTCAATAATTACACATGGGAAATTAGCAAAAGTTTGTTTGGAACAGATAGTTATTTTAATACACTCTATGACGGAAATAACACAGATATATTGTATCAACAGACATGGCTAAAATCAACGCCCCATGAAAAAGATTTGAAGCCTATCGCGGTTACACTAGAATCAATTGTAGGAAAGCCTCCTCTGGTAGTTAGTTAAAATCTTATTAAACATTAAGATGGCCCATGATGACGCATCCTGGGATGATATTTTTGGTGCGAATGTGTGGCAAATGCTTGATCAAAATGGTATTTTAAAAAGAAGATGGATTCTACAACATGGAAATTATGCTAATTTATACTTTACTAATTTTCCAATTGATCGGCAATTCAGAGAAATGACATTACAAAAGATTTTTTCAGATGAAGAATTTCCAATAAGTTTAAAACAATATTTCCAACAATATCCACAAGAATTAGATTATTTTAAAGAAACATTTATAACAACAGATACTCCGCCTACTAGTCTAGTATGTACTCTTATTCCATATTGGAACTATACACTACAAGATTTAACATCAATATTCATTGTTATTATGCGTCATACATACCGTATAGATCATGCTGTCCTAAATAATTTCAGTGAACGTTCAGCATTTCCTAAGTGTGAAATTAAAAAACGCCCTAAGCCAACAATAGCTAAGGGAAAAAATATTGGAGACTGCTGGGTTTATCGCACAGAGTTAGAAGATGATATTTTTGATTTGGAGTCTTTTAAAAAGCATGAAAATGTAGTTGTTCTTGAAAGAGGTCAGTACGGAAATAAACATATTTTTAAACCCGAAGGTTTAAAACAGTGGTTTGATTCTAAAACGAAACCAATAAATCCCAAAACGAATAATGTATTAATGCAAGAAGAAATAGAAAAATGTAAACTCAAATTTCAAGAGAATTCGTATATGACATGGGATGCCTCTTTGGGTGGATTGGCAAATTATGGACCAATTGAAGAAGAGTTCCAAAAGCGTGGATCAGTGGCCGTTGCCATCGTTAGTTTATTGGCCCTCGGAGCCTTGTTATTTTTAGCAAAATCGCGCTAAGCAGTTTCATAAAAGGACCGAAGCGTTGAGTTCTTAATAAAGTCTTTAATTTTCATTGTTGTCAACTTAACAAATGGATTTGGAGTGTCCCGCATCTTTTTCTTATCAAATGTATTCTCGGAATGAGCCATTACGAGCATGACTTTGAAAGGGTCCAATTGAATTAACGGTTCCTTGTAACTATTTAGAAACGAAGTTTCCTCAGCGTGTGTTACAGTCTCATCATATTTGTGATTCTCTAGAAACTTACGCTTGTAGCCGAAGGTTCCGTTTGTGGCATGATTTGTCGTATACGGCCCCAACTTATAAATCTTCTGAATATCTGTATAATACATGTAGATTTCAGATGAGCCACAGATTAGATATGATGGGTTAGACATCAGTTTCTTCACAACGTGGGCAACACGTTCATCGGAATAATAATCATCGTCATCCATACAGACAATAATATCCCCTTTAGCGGCTGCGTTTAGTTTATTTCGCTTCATACCGATATTCATCTTTTCATCTTCTGCTAGATAGACAATATTCGTCAAACCGGATGCTTCCACTAAGTCTTTGACCTTATCAGAGCCATCATCTAAAATAATCAACTCCATCCGATTTTGCGGATAGGTCTGTGCTAGGAAGCAGGCAATCATATGTGGTATGAATCGCCGGCGGTTATAAGTTGGACAAATTACGCTGACAAAGAGTCGCGACATCTTGCTTCTCTAACATGAGGTTCCGTTAAGTCCCTTTTAGTGTCTTTCAAAGTAAAAAATTTGATTATAACCAAAGCCACCTAACAAAGGCAGAAACAAAGAATGGATTTTGCTTTGAAGACAATTGAGAATATCTTGAAGAATTCCCTTACAGCAGACTCCGAAATGGCCCCACAGCCCAAACACATTCGCCTCCCTCTAAAGGTTCACCAGCGCGCCCTTCTTCACGCCGCCCGCAAGTTGGAGATGAACCGGCCTGCTGGAATTGAGTGTGAAGACGGTGCCACAATGTACACAAAGTACGGTGTAATTGCTGACCGTGTGGGTTCCGGCAAGTCTCTCATTGCGCTCTCTCTTGTGGGCATGGACAGGCCCCAGACAGAAATGTTTACAGCTGAGGCCTCTTCAAATCACGATGTGGTTGTGATTAAGAAGCATGATGAGACAAAGCGTCTAACAGAAAGGGACTATACAATCGCCAACACGTCTCTACTAGTCATTCCGCATTCCCTCGTAAACCAGTGGGAACGCTATGTCAAGGAACAGACTACGCTAAAGACGCTTGTAGTCAAGCAGAGAAAGCAGGCAATGAGCACAACTATCCGAGAGGATGTGAAGAAATACGATCTTATTGTTGTCAGTTGTACAATGTGGAAGGATTTTGCTGCACAGGATGGCTTCCATAAGATTTCATGGTCCCGTCTTCTAATTGATGAGGCTGATAGTTGCCCAGTCTCTATTACTGGGGAGGACAGTGTCCGCGCGGCCTTTTACTGGTTTATTTCAGCCAGTTGGCTAAACATGGTCTTCCCCTCCTTTACCAATATTTGGCGTCATGAAACGACAAAGGTGCTCTATCCTCTAGCATGGGAGAGTTTCAAGAACTCAGGCAACTATATTCGGATTGACGGTGTTCGCCGTAATAACATCGTCAGCCGAATGTGCGTCTCCGCCAATCACGCAAACCTGAGAGCAAATTACAGTTGGCGCCTCATTCTTCGCAACAATGAGGAATTCATTCAACAGTCCCTCAAGATGCCTGAAATCCTTCACCATCGCTGGACCTGTGCTATCCCGCAGAATGTTCAGCTTCTTCATGATATGATTGGCCCGCAGGTTATGGAGATGCTTCATGCTGGAGACCATGAGTCAGCACTGGAGGCACTTGGTATTCAGGAAGATTCCGTCACTAATGTGGTGGAGGGTGTGTCTAAGCATCTCCAGCAACAGTTGGATACGGCCATCAAGTTTCGCGATTACAGGATGTCTACTACGTTTCCCTCTGAGAAGGCCAAGCAGGAGGAGAAGGAGAAGTGCGACGCCAAAATCGCCGAGATTGAGGCCAAGCTGAAGTCTCTCAAGGAGCGTGTTGCTGATTACAAGGATAAGTCGTGTCCCATCTGCTTCTGCGACCTGGAGAAGCCCACGCTAACACCCTGCTGTAAGAACCTCTTCTGCTTCGTCTGTATGATGGAGTCGCTCCGTCGTAATCCGGTCTGCCCCCTCTGTCGCGCGGCGATTACAACAAGTCAGCTCAAGGTTCTTGGCTCGGATAAGCCTGTTATTAAGGGGAAGAAGCCTGAAGCAAAGCCTCTAGCAGATGAGGAGAAGACGAAGGCAGCCCGTCTGCTGGAATTCCTTGAGGCGAACAAGTCAGCCAAGGTTTTGCTCTTTAGCAACTACGATAAGACGTTCAATAAACTAACACCCGTCTTTGACCAGAAGGGCATTACCTATAGCACGGTGAGCGGAACATCTGCTCGTATCCAGAAGATTATTCGCGAATTTGGAGAGGGCCAGCATCAGATTCTCTGCTTGAACGCCAAGCACTTTGGAGCAGGTCTAAACATTGAGGCAGCCACCCATGTTATCCTGTATCACAGAATGGCAGAGGAGGCTGAAAAACAGATTATTGGTCGCGCATATCGTTTCGGCCGTCAGACAAATCTGGATGTTGTTCACTTGCTTCACGCAAATGAGACTGGTGCGGCATACGATACTAATCAGTTTCAGGCGTCACAAGATCAAGGTAATGTAGTTCTTCAACTTTAGACTTCTTCTTTCTCTTAACTGGTTCGTCCTTTACTTTCACAATACGTTGTCCATGAATTGCTCTTACAGGAGGGGGCAATAATACTTCCAACCATTTTTCAAGCCGGTCTGCGGGAGGCATTTCCCATATTCCTGTTAATTGAAACCAAGCAGTGGCCGTTTTATTAGACTTAGCAAAACCCATTAAAATACGATATGCGCCTTCAAATCCAGCATTCCGATGCGGAGACTTATTGACTGAAATAAAGTCCCGAACTTCCCCTAAATACTTAAACTGATTGAAAAGCCATGACTGTCTGCTGAGAACCGAAGTATACACCATAGCAACATCCTTCAACGGTTTTTTTACGACATTCATAGTTTCAAAGAAAAGCCGAGTGTTCACCGCTTGAAGTTTGGCAGTGTAAGAATACGGAAAAAGATTCCAATACTGGAAGAAAAATGTGTAATAATCAATTCTATCGGACTGAAGGATGTCATGAAGTAATTTTCTATAATTGACATATGCCTTTTGAGTATCAAGAACATTTGTTTTAAGCCAATATGGCAAGGTCTCGTGTAAATGGAGACCTGCTAGATTCATGTCATTATTCTCAAGAGCAACTTCGCGCATAATATCCACTTGATTGTTCAAAATCTGCATAACGGCTGCTTTAAGATTTTCTAGCCGACTTATGCGATTTGTACTTTCAATCCTGGGTTTGAAATCGGCCAAACCGAATTTCTGAATATTTGTGCTCCATATTTGTAAAATTTTGCGCAAGTCACCTTGATGTACCGTAGACAGTTCAGTTATAGTATCAGGCGACGGAACAACAGTAGGATGCTTCTTAACCAGTAATTTCTGAATTTCAGGAATAGAAGGTGGAACTATTTCATACGACAAGCAAAGACGCATGAGTGGTCTATACTTCTTATCTGCCCATTCATTGCTAATACAGAAAATAGCATTTACGCCTGTATAGTCCTTCAGGGCCTTAATAATTTCGGTTAAACCACCACGGTCTCCAGAAGACATTCCGTCAATCTCATCTAAAATGACTCCTAAAGGACGATGGCCTTCAGGGCGGAAAAAATCAGCAACATTATTACTTTGTAGCAAGGGCTGAATAATTTCAGAGACTCCAGCACGATTGCGCACATGACTAGCATTACATTCTACTGCTCGTAAGTTAGCGGCTTCGCAGACACGATAGGCTAATGTGGTTTTACCCACACCAGGTCCACCGTATAAGAAAACTGCCACTGGGTCACGGCGACCCGTTTTAGAAGCCCATGCAACAAGTTTTAAAAATATATCTTGGTGAATTTCATCCATCCTGCTTGAATTGTCTGTCCATGTTTTATATAGTCAGACAAATCTATGATTATTCCCTCATTCATTTTTAAGCGCAGTCCATTCCCGCCGTGATGCCGGCCCAGGAGAGACCCTTGCTTATCGCAGCATTACACTTTGTTTGGCTATTGTCATTAGGATTTGTTCTGAAAATGTAATCATTTTCGGTGGGCTTGGGCGGTAACAAAGGGTCCGCCTTCTTCAACCCGTTTCTCCGAGCAACACCAATAAAGTCAACGCACATCGCAGCACCTGTTGTCGGGTCATTTCCTAAGAATGTCAGATAATCGGGGCATGTTGACAGATACGGAGGCCATGTAGGGTATGAGAACTGCGACGCATTAATGAACCAGCGTACATAGAACATCCAGAAGATAGCTCCTAAACCGACTAAAGCGCCGAGTATGGCAAGAATGGGGCGACCTTGCTCATCCAGATATTTACCAGTTAGAGCAACATAGATACACAGAATCCAAAGCGTACCAGCAATTGCCATATAAAAAGAACTTAGAACATCTAATGTTCGCTTGGATATAGCCATCTCTCCTTTATGCTGCGTTAAAAAGTTTTGACACCAGGGTTTTTAGGGGTCTCCACTCTGGACTTTTGAAATTGGGGGTGCGTTCTTCTGGACAATCCTAAATTACAACCAGCGGTGAAATTATTTTCTACACCCAGAATATAAATGTCGGTTTTGCGGTCAGTTGCGAATACGGAGCGTGGATCTCAGTTTTATGTGAATACGGACACCATCACTTATGCGGATTGCTTCGATGCAAACGGCACTGCGTTGGCGTCTGGTGGTGCGACAAACAGCTTGGCTGTTGGTCTGTGCCTTGTTCGTGACATGGGCAAGACTTTGCGTTTGCCCACAGTTACCCTCTCCTCAACGGTTGCGGGCACCAAGTATCGCCTTCTGCGCAAGGTTCAGTTTGTTGATGCCGCGTCAATGGACACACTTCTTGTAAGCAACGGCAACCAGGAGGGTATAATCTCAACAACTGGTGCTACACACAAGTTGCTGGCGGGTGGTACATTCTACATTGAAGTGTCTCCTACTCGCGCTGCCGGCTCTGCTGTCCGCATACCGTGGGCCCGTCTCACGGTTCCCAACTAAACGGTTTAGTTGTTTTATCATATTTCATTTCCTGAATTCTAAATTCTAGAAATGAATCCCAGTAGTTTGGAATATAAAGTATTCGCAAAATATTGAAATATTAAAAATTTTTTTCTAGACGGCTGTCTCTAACCCGTGCGCGCCCAGACGCTCTTGGACAAACCACCAGAGCCCGCAGCGGAGACAGGGCCAACGCCAAAGCCACCAGAACCATCATACCAGCCGAGCTCGATGTAGCCCGTGCCATAGTCGAACGGGGCAGCAGCCGTTGTACCCGTCGCACCAACGACACCGCCGAACGAGCCAACAGGGGAGACCATCTGTACCTTACGGTAGACAGTGGACTGTGTGCTTAGGAAAATGGAGCGACCCATATCCTTGACGACTATCTGGCCCGGCGTGGAGACGTTGTTCCAGCCCGCCAGTGTGGAGAACCACGAACCCTGGCTCTGGAGGGTCTGAACGGCACCCGTTGTAGGATTTACAGAGAAGATCGCATCCCAGCATGATGATACATTGATAAAATACTTGCTAGGGTTGGGCTGAGCAAAGGAACGCATGACTGACATTTTATATATAATGGGAAAAGATTTTTTTTTAATCCCAGGATATGGATAGAGGAAATGAATGGTCGTGTAAATTTGGATTCTGCTCAGACAGCAACAGGTTCATTTAGTCAAGTGAAACAGCAATTTGACTTTGCTACGTCATTAAACTCAAGTGTTGGAGCTGACCTTGTACGAGGCAATATTGAAAAAAATACGTTAAATATGACTTTTTTTAGTCCAGAGAATGTTCAGATACTCCAGAACCGTCTTCAATACGAAGTCTACACCAGAAGTCAAGGAAAATTCCGTGTAGGTCCTCAGAGTGCCGATAATTTACTTATTATCATGCGCTCCATTTATTACCAATATGGTAAGAATCAGCCCACACATATTAAAGAGCAGATTCAGGAGTTGAACTCCTATGTCGCCAACTTTGCTGTACCAAAAATAATAAGTGAAGTTGAAATGTATAATCAGTATCGTAAGGATATTACAACGTTACCCACACCGATGGCTCAGCCCGTGAATATTAGTCGTGCTGGAACCAAGAGTCTGCCCCTCAAGCCTTTCTTCTAATTCTTCTTCTTTACAATCTTCTTCTTTGGCTTAGCAGGACCATCTGCTGGAACGTTGATTTCCTGACGCTTTTCAGTGTAAGGTGTCCAAGCTGTCATAAAATCATCTAGGTCTTTTAGCCAAAGATTCTCAGCTGTTGTGGCCTCCAGAACACGAATCTCCTCCTCCAGTCCAGCAATCTCGCCCTCAAGAGTGAGAACCGCTGTGGCCTTGAGCCGGTCAATGCGCATCCGTAGCAGATACTCGTAACCATCAAGACCATCGCCACCGGAAATCGGAGGTAGGTCCAGCGCCCTGAGACCTGCTAGAAGCACGGCATCCTCTGTCTTACCAATGATCAGCGTGCCATCTACTACAGCCATAATAAACTTACGCTTAGCTTGTGCCTCTACCAGCTGACTCCTTAGAGAAGTCAACTTGTGGATCTTCCTCTTTACATATGCTCCCAGACGCGATCCAATGAACTCCTCAATGATTTCTCCCACACTTGTGTATCGCCGAATCTTTCCAGCAGAATCAAATGCCACCATGTTTGTAAGCCGGAATGTGCTGTTCAACTTAAACTTAGTCATAAACTCGTTGGCAAAGGCGGGAGTCTGCCGGAAATGCCAGTAGGCCGACTCCGTCAGCGTCAGGATAAAGTCAACATCCACGTCGTTATACGCCTCCTCAAATGACTTGAGTGTAAGTTTTCCGCCCTGCTCATCCATTCCAGTACATTCACCGGCCAGCAACCCTTCAAGGAACTCCTTGTAGTCACGAGTCCACATACCAATCGGCAACTCCTTGATATGAACCTGCTGTTTCTCATCATCCCATGAGATAATACCCGATGTCATCCAGCCCTTAGTGCCCTCCGTGGGCTTAACCTGTCCACGGAAACCCATCCACCACGGTTGGAAGGTGCGTTGAGTCAAGTCATTGACAGCTCCAGACAGACGGTCCTTAATCGCTGAAACCAGGTCCACTGGATTGTAGGGTAGAATGTCTGTTGAGAAACCCGTTCCGATACCAATGATTCCATTGACTAGCAACATAGGAATTGTTGTGAAATAGTTCTCCGGCTCAACGGCTATGCCATCGTCATCCACATGTGTTAGAATGGGCTCATCCTCCTTGCGGAAAATTGTCTTCAGCAGAGGTTCCAGATGCGTGTGAATATAACGGGGAGAAGCCGAATCCTTTCCGCCCATTAGACGGGTTCCGAACTGACCATTTGGAGCCAGCAGATTGATATTGTTAGATCCTACGAAGATCTGCGCCATACCGACGATTGTTGACGTTAGCGAAACCTCACCGTGGTGGTAAGCTGCCACTTCGCTGACATATCCGGCCAACTGTGCGACTCGGATTTCCTGCGTCAGATTGCGCTTGAAGCAAGCCCACATAATCTTGCGCTGACCCGGCTTCAGACCGTCCAGAATGGAAGGCAGTGACCGAATATTGTCCGCTGATGAGAAATGAATTAGTTCATCGTTGATAAACTTTGTGAAAGGAATCTTGGAGCCTCCCTTCTCTACAACCAGAACACGCTTGGCATCGTAGGTGGACAGCCAACTTTTCCGGTCATCGGCACGCTTCTTGTTGAAGGCCATGTCAATGGAACCATCCGCCCCCTCATCCCACTGAAAGTCAGCTGTTGTCATGTGCTCAAAGTATTCACGAGCCTCCGCAGCTGTAGATGTACCCAGTCCCTTATAATACTTGCTCTTCCAGCCACGACCGCCCTCATTTGCGACGGCCCACTTATCATACTCCTGCTGGCTATAGAAGGACAAAGGCTCCTTTCCACTCTTGAAAACCTTGAGCAGAGGAGTTAGTAACGAGCATAGAAATCCCATCTTGAGAAGTTCGGGCCACTCTGTGTGAAAGAGGTTGATGAGCAATCCCTTGATGTGCGACCCATCTACATCCTGGTCAGTCATAATCATTACACGACCGTAGCGGAGTTGCTCAAGCTTTGTATACTTCTGACCGTAGGAAAGACCGAGAATCTGCTTAATCTGATTGAGTTCAGCATTGGCATTCTTCTTGGCCATTGCCATGTCCTTTACGTTCAACAACTTACCCCGCAGAGGGAAAACTCCGTAGCGTTCACGGCCCACAACCTTCAGACCTGAGATAGCAGTAGAGGCAGCTGAATCTCCCTCAGTCAGAATGAGCGTACACTCGGTAGACTTACCCGTGCCCGCCCATAGTGCATCCTCCAGTTTGACAATACCACGAATGGAAGCGCGCTTCTTACCATCCGTCTTCTTGGCGTCCTTCATCAGGCGCGCTGCTAGAATGTGCTGAGCTTCATCTAGCAGGCCAATCTTCACCAATGATTCACAGAATCGCTCGGAAATCTTGGGCTTTGAGCCGAACTTTGTCGCAAGAGTCGTCAGTGACTCCTTTGTCTGTGTGTCAAAACTGGGGTTGACAATTACAGAGCGAATAAACCACGTTAGCGAATCCTTCAGAAGGGGAGCCGTAATCTCCACCTTCTTCTTCTTTGCTAGTTCGCAAAAGTCCTTCAGCACATGGTTTGCCACATAATCAACATGCTTTCCGCCTCGGCGAGTCAGAATCCCGTTCACAAATGACAGGTGGCGGTCATCGGGGGGCGAATCCTGATAGAGACGACTTGTCAAAATCGCACCAATCTCCCAGCGCTCTCCAGCATCCTCGTAGGCGATGAGAGCCTCCCGGCGCTTCTTTGGCGTTAACTTCTTGATGTCATCGGGCAGACTAGGAGAGTTCAGTGGAGTGAAGAGTTCCATATATGCTGCCATTGAGGGAACAGGAAGCTCGGTGCCATTCAAATAAATCTTACAGCCGGGCACACAGACGGCGGCCTCGTAGCATCGCGTTCTCAGAACTTCAAGCATATCTGCTGGAATCTCCGTGACGGTTGCTTCGGTAGCCTCTTCTCCCTCAGCTGTAGAGGACCAGTGGAACCGTGACAAGTCCGGCTTGTAGGTAATCATGGTCTTGAGTTCAGTGGCCTTCATCTTCTTGACGACTGGAGGCGTCATCTCCTTCTTGTTGTTCTTCCATGTGTAGGTTGTTAGAGTCTGCGCCTTTACACTGACAATCTTGACTGAGAACTCTGTGCTGAAGATATTCGTTAGCTTGGCTCCATAGCCGTTCTTGCCACCCACAATCTTCTCCTCCTCCTTGTTGTAGTTACCACTCGTCAAGCAGTGACCAAAGATGAGTTCTGGCAGAGGGATATTATACTCGGGATGAATCTCTGTTGAGATAATGTCACCGTCGTTACATACAGAAATCTGTGTAGGAGAAAGGTCAATCCGAATCTGAGTGACCGGATTTACACCTGCCTCCTTCTTGCGGATGCGCTCCTGCTGGCGAGTATAGTGGTCTGTAGCATTCACAAGGATTTCATCAAAGATCTTGAAGAAACCGGGACAGAACTCAGTCTTCTTCCATACCATGCGCTTGATTGCGGGGTCAAAGATCCATCGGCTCTGCGTTGCCGTATCAATTGACCCAATGTACGTGTCTGGGAGCTCCAAGATGTGCTCCTCAAGTTGCTTCTTCGTATAATTTTCCGGATTCATTCTATCTAACGTTTATAAGCGTAACTTAGGGTTTCAAATTTTTAAGTAGTGAGCAGACTAAAAGCCGTTACTGAAAGTTTTTGACCAGTTAAAGTAGAGATGGCAGACGAAACAATTCAAATAAAAGGTCTTTGGCTATACTATTGGTATACACACAGCGACTATGTAAAAATGACATTAAATCATCAACAAAGAAATGGAGAAAACATACGAAATATGGATGTCAGAAAAAGTACACTTGTTTTAAGAAAAAATGATATAGATGAAGGCCTATGGGAACTTTTGCAGCATATTTTTGATGAAAATTTTGACGCCTCAGCAATAAAAGATGAGTTACCAGCAGTATTAGACTTTCTTCAATATAAGAGAAATGACGGGAATGCGCCTGGACCAGTGTCAGAGGAAGTTGTTAATAAATTTCTGTGGGAAAATGAAAAACGTAGAAAGATAACGGACCAAATTAACAGACGAGTAGCACAACATGAACCAGCAGATGAAAGACCAATTATCCAAAATTATTTAAAAGCACATATGCAAGTTCATTTTACTGATATTTTGAGGCGATTTGATGATGAACATGGCACAATTTTTGATATTTTAGCCTATTTGGAAGATATTTATAAGAACAATGACATGGATAGGAGGTCAAGAAATATGTTTAATAATTTTTACAGAGTTCTCAATGCGAATGGTTCGTATAAAATACCTTCTCGTTCAAATCGCCGGACCCGGAAACAACGGCGGTAAAAACTCGGCATAAGGTAGAATGGGATCTTACCCGCAACAAATGTTTAGCCAGGGATCTATATTGCCTTCCCTATCCCTCTCTTCCTTGTTCGGAGGTGGAGCAAGCGGTGCCAGCACAAATAGTCAATGGATTCGTTCACCTCTGATGGCTACCAGAAGCCAGAGGGGTGGAGGAAACCGCAAGAACCAGAAGAGTCAGAAGAAGAAACAGACGCGGAAGCAGACGCGGAAGCAGCGCGGAGGTTTCTTTTCCCCCAGTGTCATGGGTCCTTTCTTGAAGAACGTTGAGGGTCTAGCCGCTCCCCTAGCCATCTATCTGGGCTACAAGATGCTGAAGGGTTTGAAGGGTAAGAAGACACGGCGCTCATAAATATCATATTCAAATTGAAGAGAAATCTGTTCTTAAAGAACAATTCCTGTTCTGTAATCCCGGACACCGTATTTAAACGCAAGTCGGCAAAAACAAATTAAACGCAATGGCCGAGAATGATAAACACGCCTTCCGTATTCGGACAGTGAAAGCCAGCCCTTTTCGTATTTTGATTGAAGCTCTGAAGGAGATTCTTACAGAAGCCAACTTGGAGATTGACCCCAACGGCTTGAAGATTATTGCTATGGATGGCACACAGACTGTCCTTGTTCACCTTCGCCTTCACTCAGAGTGGTTTGAGGAGTTCTATTGCCCGAAGCGCCTCATCCTCGGCCTCAACATGATTAACTTTTTCAAGCTCATTAAGACGGTCAGCAATAATGAATCGCTCATTCTGAGCATGGAGAAGGAGGACACCACGCGCCTCAGCATCACGACACTGAACGGCGAGAACCAGAAGACGACCAAGTATCACTTGAATCTGATTGAACTGGATATCCACCCGATTGAGATTCCGCCTGTAGCGTTTCAGACCACAATTACCATGCCCTCCACGGACTTCCAGAAGGTTATCCGTGATATGTTCTCCTTGGCTGAGACGGTTGAGGTGCGGTCAGCAGCCAATGAACTGGTCTTCAAGTGCCGGGGTGACTTCGCCGAGCAGGAGACGGTGTTCCATGTTGGAAACACAATGACGGTCAAGCAGAACCAGTTGGATATTGTACAGGGTCACTTTTCCCTCAAGCATCTGAATATGTTCTGTAAGTGTACGTCCCTCTGCTCGGACATCACACTCTATCTCAAGAACGACTACCCCGTAATTGTTGAATACGCGGTAGCGGGTCTGGGCGAGATTAAGTTGGCGCTGGCACCGCACAAGCAGCCGGGAAATCGCTAAACTTCTTCACCATTAGTAGGATGGAACTTAATGAAAATGTCCCAAACTATGAAGCAATCACTAAACGTCTTGATGTCATGAGGGGACAACTAAGAAAAGTGTTTGTGGCTACAGGCACTCGTTCAATACAGCAGTTAAAAGCGTTTATCATTTTAGGTGAATCGCGTAGAAACCGTGGTATTCATTTTCTTTCCCAGTCAAGGCATAATTATGTAACATCGCGAACAATGGTTTTATTAAACCCTCCAGATAACATTGAGCAACGATTTAGATTACACCATGTAAATGGCAGGGACCATCTTTTCGCCACAGAAAAATTAGTTTCTGACCATGAAATTATTTATGAAATTCTTTTTAGATTAGATTATCCTTTGGAATATATTCCCGAAGCAATACTCGCAACGCTAGAAGATGAGCATAGCCCTTATAATTCAATAACTGAAGATCCGCCTGATGTAAGACACTGGTGTTTAGCAGGAGTACCAGAAGTAATAGCTAATATAATTACAAATGAATTAGTTAGACTTACTGGGGGGTCAAACTGGACAGATGTAGAAGAACTCTTTGAAAATGCTGACAGACTTCAACAATTAAGAGAATGGAAGCGTGGTCTCAAGCAAGGTCATGTGGGAAGAAGCCCGTTACTCAATCTTCCCGAAGAAGGGCCTGCGAATTTAGTAGGTACATTTGCGACTGGAGCACGTCGTAATGGAGGTCTAAGACCAGGCCTACATAATCTACATATAGCGGGCCAAGAAGCAGTCTTGCTAGAAAGACTAACACCGGAACTTCCAGAGATTGGAGATCTTAGAATACCTTATCGCACTCTAGAAGAATATAGGCAGGTAGCACGTATAGCAATGGCTGACTATGAAGATTTGCTAGAACAAATCGCTTTTCATCGTCGCCGGCGACGTAATCGCAAGACGAGAAAGAATAGGAGGTAAATTTGTCTGAATTATTGGATTTTTGATTGTCTAACGTAATGCGTCAAAAACCTTCGGTTTTGAAAATTTGTCTGAATTATTGGATTCTGGTTGCCAGTTTATGATGGCTTTAGCCATCCTATAAAGTTGTCTAACGTAATACTAAAATTTGAAAGGATATTTCTGCTAGAAACCAAGTAGCAGGCAGAAATGAACTATAATCAGAAATGGACACTTTATCACCACGACCCGGATAATGAGGACTGGTCGGAGGAATCGTATAAGAAGATTGGCACTCCCGTCTCCTTTGAAGAAATGTTTGGAATGATGAAGGAAATTGGGTCCAAGAAGTTCTTGGAGGGGATGTATTTCTGGATGCTAGATCCCTATCCGCCCATGTGGGAGAACAAGATGAATAAGCGTGGAGGCTCTTACAGTATTAAGATTCATCAGGAACAGGGCCTTGAGTGTTTTGAGCGCTACATGGCGGCTGCCGTGATGCAGTTGGTTTCTCTTGACCCCGAGAATCTCATCGTTGGTGTAACCATTTCACCAAAGAAGGGATTTAATATTATTAAGCTGTGGAATCTTCAGTCGCTAACATTCAAGCAGGAGACAGATGTGCGGGTTCTTCTACCTTCACTAACCTACGCGGACATTATCTATAAGCCCCATGTTGACCAGAAGATGTCTTAACGGCGGTTCTTGCGACTTTTACGATTCTTTCTCTTTATTTTTCTTGATTTTGGACGGCTGGGCGTACTTCCGGTTCCACCATTCCATTCAGGGATGGGATATAGCTCTCTACTTCCACCACTTTCTGCGTTGGGGGGAGGCCATATATAAATGTTTTCATGTCTACTATTAATTCTAAAGGTTACTCCAAGACCAAAAATATTTCCATCTATATCAACAATATCACCCGTAAATTCTTTTTCTTTATTGGGGCCACCTAGATCACGAACGCAAGTGGCAAGACTATATTTGAACCAAAAAAGAGGGTTAGCATTATATGCAAACTGTATATAATATTCTTTACCAACCTCAATGTCACTTAGCGATACCAGTTTTTGAACCTGTTGTGTGAGTGTTAGAAATTCATTCTTTCGTGGCCAAGCACCTCCTCCAGCACCACCTCCTCCAGCACCTCCTCCTCCAGCAGCTGCCATACCTACTTATAGAAACGTTTTCTAGATTTTCTTGCTTTTCTCTTTATTCTTCTTCTAGTATTTCCTGTTCCTCCTCCAGGAGGATTCACGGTATTCTGCCCGCCAGTTCCGTCAATTGCTGGAGGCCAGTTATATATTTTTATCCCTTGATCCGGATTTATATGAAGACCTCCACTGTAAATAATTAGATTATCACGGTATACATCCCCATAAAAAAAAGTATAATAGACATCATCTCCTGCTTTTTCAACTTGATAACAAGTTACAACGGAAAATGTATTATCTTGTTCATTAAACAACAAATATTCCTTAAAAACTTCAAGATCATTAAAGTCTACTTGGTCAAACTCCATAGCTTTTTCAATCAACCACTCCATCCCTATTTAATCCCACGAAGATCTCCACTCTTCCGCATCATTCTCCTCCTCCAAATCTGCTCCAAAGACTTTTTCATTTAGCAGATCCGACCGACAGTAGATGCGGAAGGTAGCAGTTCCTCCAACATAGATTCCAAGTTTCTGTGTTAGAAGAGCACGCATCACCATAATTGACGGCTTTGATCCAGCAGGAGCGTTGTAGGTCAACCCCGTAAGGCAGTCGGAAAAATCTACAGTAGAGTTAGTCTGCTCGAATGTTCCGGACATCCAAGGCATTCTGTTGCTAGTTGTAACAGTTCCAGCAGGAACATAAAGACGGAGGTTATTTGCTAGAGCGTCATAGTGCCAGCATCCCGCTTTATCGGAATCCACAAGTGGCGCAACCAGACTTGTCCTACCGTCTTCCCAGATGAACGTATTTCCGTCTAAGCGCCGAAGTCCAGCAACTAAATCAAAGGTAGTCTCATACGCGTACCTTTTAACATAGTTCCACAAGAATCCAAGTAGCAGTGTTATTCTTGTGGAATCATCCATTGTATCTTTTTTGCTTTCACGCTTTAGGCTTAATAAGCGCGACCTTTCAAGCAGAATCCTCCGCTACATCCAGGCAGGACGGACGACTGAAGGCGGGCAATTGTCTTTGTTGTGGCGAACATTCCTGCTACAACAGTGATATACACTAGGGGCAATGCTAGAAGAATCCATGCGACCGCGGGATTCAAACTCCGGCAGAGAAATTCTAACGCAGCTGTTCCGAGGGCTCCGAAAATGATAGCAGTCAAAGCACCTGTTAAATGTAATTCAAAAAAACAATAAATAGTCCAAGCGACTGCGAAACTTAAATAAACAAGGGCTGGGGCACAGAAGGCTTTAATGTTAAAATCCATCACTCTATTTTACTTGGGATATTTTTTTAGGAAGGGGCAAGAGAAGCAATTCCGTTGACAAGCACGTACTTGCCAACGAGGTCGCCGACACCACCCTCAGCCGTATTTGAGAAGACCTCATGACTAATCTGGTCGTGCCAGTAAGTATTCTTGCGATAGCGCCAAGCGACCCAATCACGCTCAAGCTCCTCTTCATCCTCTGATTCCTCTTCCTCAGCCTCTTCCTCTGCCTCAGCATCAGCCTCCGCATCCTCCGCATCAGCATCTACCTCCTCTTCCTCCTCCTCTTCCTCTTCGGCCTCGGGCTCCTCTACAGGTACAGGAGGCAGGGCTACCTTAGTCTTTACCGGTGACACTGTAGGAGACTCCTTTACAACAGTGACACGAGCAGGAGGAGAAGCAGGAGCAGGAGCAGGGGCTACAGCAGACGGCCACAGTGAAGCACGCGGTTGTACAATCTCAACAAACTGATTTACATGCTGGATAGGAGCATTTGAAGGAGTAGGCGAAGGAACAGGCTTCTCAGTAATCTCAAGAGCAACACGCGCCTTCTCCTTCTCAAGCTTAGCCTCTAGGACCTCAATCTCCTTAGCGTAACCAGTCATACGCTCCTCAATCACACGACGGAAGTCTGCGAAATTATTACGATTCTGCTCGGTCATTACGAGAGGGCCAGCAAGATAATCAAAGCACTTCAGAAGCCACCACGAGTCATTACGAACCTTATTAGACAGCATTTTATGCCTACTAATATGATGTTTTTGGGTAATCAAATTTTTTACTGTGCGCGTTTGCGTGTAGAGCGTCTGCGGTTCTTGCGTCTGCGGGTTTTGCGTTTGCGGTGTCTGTGTTCCATGGCACCACCTCCACCTCTACCACCTCTAAGAGAAGCTAAAATTGTTTCCATATTTGCTGCCTCAGAATCATTAGATAAATTTATAGGAACAGCTCTAGGTCTAGATCTTCTTAGCTCTTGACTATCTGTTAGAGCTTGATTAGCTGCTGCTTGTTCTGTGTCTAATATTTCTATTCCTTGAACTTGTACCCCTGTATTGATTTCCCTAGCAGCTCTTGCCAATCTTCTAGCGCCACGAGCACTATTACCAAGTTTTGATTCTTCTTCTGCTTTCTGTTGTTGATATTCTGCCAGTTGTATTGCTTTTACCCGTGCACGTTCAACTCGGGCTGCTAGTTTAACAGGGTTAATATCTTGTTGTCCGTTATTGTACCAGCCCCATAGAAAACTTACCTGATCATTGGCTTTAGCTGTTCCCTCCATAAACCTTGCTGGCATATATCTTCCTGTCATACGCCCTTCAGAAAGTCCAATTTGTGTTGCAGCTTCAGTTCGTGCTGCTTCTGATGGTTGATGTTGAGGTGTTCCACCAAGAGCTCCAGCACCTCCACCTCCACCTCCACCTCCACCTCCACCTCCACCTCCACCTCCACCTCCACCTCCACCTCCACCTTCATCTTCAATCATTAATTCAGCAGGAACAAGTGGATCAGGAAATGTAGGCGATATAATATCTACTCCTAGCGGATGACAAATATTATTATTTGCTGGGGGACACTGTAATTGTTGATATAATCTTACTCTAGCATGATTACGATTTCTTAATATTAATCTTTCTTTTAAAACATCTTCTGTATTTTTTCCCTGTGGAGCATGACCATTTACTTGATCACAATAATCTTGTAAAGTTT